AGGTTTAAACAGTATCAACATAGATAGAGATTGTTATGTATTAGTATTTCAAGCACCACTTGCTGTTTATAAGTGTTGGAAAAGAGGTGGCTATCCTACACTAACACCCAAGCAAGCGCAGAAAAGATTAGCTTATAAGAAGGTAAGGCTTGGCTCGTATGGTGACCCAGTACACGTACCACTAGAGGTATGGAATACTATATTAAAATTTACACTAGGCACTACTGGTTACACGCACCAATGGAAAAACTTAGAGTATATAGGATATAGTAAATATCTTATGGCAAGTGTTGATACATCAGAAGAAATGTTTCAAGCTAATGTTTTAGGATACAGAACTTTTAGAGTAAGGAAAAAGAATGAAGAGGTGCAACCAAATGAAGTGGGTTGTTTATCTGATAGGAATGCAAGAGGTACTAAGAAACTTGTACCTTGTGTAGCTTGTATGATGTGTAGTGGTTTGACATCTAAAGTTACTAAAGATATATCTATCATACAACATTAACAGTTACCATTTTGGTAACATAACAAGGTGACTAGTCACCCTATTGAAAGGAAAGAACATGAAGAATAAATTTGGTAAATCAAAAAACATTGACAATGCATATGCTACATACAGAGTAGTAACAGATAGTGGTATGTACTTTGAATGGAAGATTTTAAAGACATGGCAACACAAAGACAATGAAGATAAGAACCCTTATGCTAGGTGGTATACTGCATGCAAATCTCCTATGACCTACGATAGTTGGGAATATGGTGATGCTTACATAAAAGAAATACTAGACACTAATCCAGAGTTAATATCAGCAACAGAAGAATGGAAGGAAACATACAATGAAGTATAAAAAATATGAGCTATGGTGGGCTACATTTAAAACAATGCTCACATTAAAACCTATGTATGCACAAGTAAATGAAACAGATTTAGATAATGTCTATACAGAACATGTAAGAAAGTTTAAGTATGGCTATCTATTCTATAGAGATATGATAGATTTCTATAACAATAAAGAATATCTAGGTGCATTCTTTAGTATAACAAAAGAACAATATGATATACGTAAAGAAGAGAACATGATGAGAGATTATGTAGCTGAAGCACATGAGAATGGTAACCCATATAACGTGAGAGGATAATGAAATGAATGTGATACCATTTAAAAAGAAAGAAGATACTACATACAAAACAAATATACATTATAGATTTGGACAAGCTAAAGCATTGCTTAATTATGTACTAACTAATGACAGCTTGACTACTATAGAGAGAACAGCTATAGATAATTTTATAATTAATGATGATAAAATAAAGGAGAATACATGACAGCATTACAGAACAGTTACTTACTAGAACTAGAAGAAAAGTATGGAGATAAAGCATTATCTTTTTTAAATAAAGGGTATAACTTTTCTGAACAGTTTGCTAATGAGTTTATTAAACAACACAACGTACCAGACCATGAAGAAGAATATGTTTCTGAGTGGTTACAAGAAGGATATAAGGAGGTGATGAGTGGAGTATAAAGAAATACAAACTTACTTAGATGCTGATAGTTTTATTGAAGCACATAAAGGACTATGGGATATGCTAGAAAGTAAGTATAAAAAGATAGATGAAGAAACTGTAGTGATAGATAATACTACATGGAAACTAATGAAAGGAAGTATGACATGCATAAAGTAAATAAAGATATACTTGTATCAGCAAGTGATGTAAGTAAAGAAGAACAAGAAGAATATAATAAGTGGATTGATAAACAAAATAAAGATAAAGAAAGAACAGAAGATTTAGACAATCAATACTATAGTGAAGGAGAACAACATGAATGACTTACAAAACAGTATAGGTAATGTTTCAAATACATTACAACAAGCAAAAGAATATGCAGATAGAGCTGTGGATAGTGCTAATGAGGCTGAGATACAAGCTAGTGAAGCACATACACAAGCAATAGAAGCACGTGAGCTAATAGAGAGAGCTATGGAGTGGCTAGAGGAGTTAGACAATGAGTGATAAACAATTAGCTGAAAAACATTTTGGTATGTTGCATGACAATTGGATAGGTGATGAGCAAAGACACTATGAAGAGTATTATGGTGTGGAATGTGCTGATAAAATTTCAACATCTAAATTAAAAGAACATACTTACAAAGACTTGAGAGTAATACAAGAATTTTTTGAGGAGTATCATTATGCCTAATAAGATGAGTAGAGATATAAATACAATACCAACTACAGACAGACACATAGTAAGCTATCAACTATATGTAGAGTGGAATGATAGTCCTAAATTAGTACGACTAAATCATGATATGCCTAGCCATGTAGCCAATGCTATTGATGAATGGTTTGGAGATATAGAAACAGAGGAGAATGTATAATGACATGGTCTAAAACTCCAGAGCAAATGGGTATACAACCATGTGAAGTATGTGGTGAAGATACTAGCTTTGGCTCTGGTAGATTTGTTAATCGTATACCATGTGATGATAATTATATGTGTTATGAATGCCTTGCTGAAATTGAAAAAGAAATAGAGGAGGAAAGTGAAATGCAAAAGGAGAATGATAATGATAGATGATGCAATAACAACTGTAGGTTTTGCTTTACAATCTTATGTTAATACTTGTATCCATGAGGATACTGAAGAGAACAAAGCAGAACGTGAAGAACTAGAAGAAGCATGGGCAGTAATAAAAAAGAAATTATTTAAGGAGAATAGCTAATGACTAAAATATATATTAGAAAAGTTCATGACGACCAAGCATATACTATTTCTTTTGGCACAGAGAAAGATGTTAAAAATTGGAAAGAGGAACAAAAGGAATGGGAAGAGGAAGATTTTTCTGTAGCTGACGATAGTATAGAATTACTTTGTGAATTTAAAGACAATAATTTACGTGAAGTATTACAAAAAATTAACAAAGAATTAGATGTGTTAGTTAAATTGGGAGTGTTACACAGATGAACATATTTGTATTAGACAAAGACCCTATCATATCTGCACAGATGCAATGTGATAAGCACATAGTAAAGATGCCATTAGAAACTGCACAGATGTTGTGTTCTGTATGGCATAGGTATGGTTCAGCAGATAGAGTACCATACAAGGAAGCACATAGAAACCACCCATGTACACTATGGGCAGGAGATGATGCACATAATTATGATTGGCTATGGAGACATGGCATGGAGCTATGCTTTGAGTACACCAGAAGGTATAACAATATACACAAGTGCCAAGCTATTATCATGGACTTAACAATAGATAATGTTGGCTTTGCTTTTGAACACATGAGCAGACAAGGTACACCACACCCACTATGTATGCCAGATGTACATAAAGAAGAAGATAATGCTGTATTATCATACAGAAGATACTATGCTAATGATAAGAAAGATATAGCTAAGTGGGAGAAGACAAGACCTATGCCAGATTGGTATGCTAGTGGTGCGTATAAGATAGATGTTGACTTTGATATTATGGGACAAGAGTTTGCAAACTTAGGTGCGTATGATGGATAATAAACTTGACATGTTTCAAGAAGTAATGTAAGGTACGAACATGAATAAAAACTTTGTAATAGCTTTTATATCTCAAGATAAAGATATTATATTAGAACCATTAGCAAAGTTCAATGGTGATGTTATGTATTTTAAATCTTCACATGATGCAAGAGATTATATAGAAAAGTTATATGTTAATAGTGGAGTTGATGCTGTAGAATATGATGATGATGGTTTAGAAATAATAAGAGTTCAATAGGGTGACTAGTCACCTTGCAACAAGGAGAAACAAATGGCACAAACAGAATTAGATGTGTTACGTAGAAATGTAAAAGAATTACAGATGCAATTACGTGATGCTCATATACGTATTAAACATCTTCAAGAAATTAAATGGGCAGAAAGAGCTAATGAAAATCCTGATGCTTTACATATAAAAGGAGATAAAGATGAGTGAGAATAAATTTACTGATTGGTTACATAAAGAATTACAACAACAACAAAAAGAAAAGGAAACTATAATGGCTAGAGCAATAAAAAAAGATGGTGCTATGATTTTAGATGAAGCACAAAAGAAACACTTACTAGATTTATTTAATGCAGGTAGAGAAGTTTTTGATGACTTTGATATTAGATTTGTTAGAGCATGGGATTTAAAACAACTTGAAGATTTAATAGATGATATGAAAGATGCCTTTGGTATAGCACCTAAACTATCTGAATATAAACATGATGATGGTAGTGATATGCCTGCACATTTTCAAGACCACGTATGGTCTGATGACCCAAGAGCATACAAAAGAAAGGACTAATATGCCTATTAATTTATGGGATAAAGAATATAATAAAATATATAAAGAACTTCTACGTGAGTATCTTGATGATGGTTACGATTTAAATGAAGCAGAACGTAATGCTAAAAGAGATGCTAAAGAAATGATGAAAGACCAACTTGACTTTGTTGAAGACTTATGGGACAAAGCATTTAAAGATTTGGAGTAATGATGTGGATAATAAATTAATAAGTAAAGGAGCATGCTCCAAGTGTGGTTCAAGTGATGCAAGGGCAATCTATTCAGATGGTCATAGCTATTGTTATTCATGTGAAACAAGATTTAAAAAAGGAAATGATATGGAAACTGAGAAAATAATACCTATAAGACTAGAGAATGCTATCAAGACTTTTGGTACACTAGGTGCGTTGAGTGAACGTAGTATTCTTAAAGAGACAGCACATAAATATAATACAGATGTTAAAGTAAAAGGTAGTATGAACACACATCATATCTATAAATACTTTGATGAAGGTGGTAACAACATAGCTAATAAGGTACGTGAGGTAGCTACTAAAGATATGTGGTCTGAAGGTAATCTAACTAATGCAGGATTGTTTGGTCAGAATATCTTTGCACCTAAAGGAAAGTACATTACTATTACTGAAGGTGAAGTAGATGCTATGTCTGCCTACGAATTACTAGGTAGTAAGTGGGCATGTGTATCTATAAAGAATGGAGCACAGTCAGCACTACGTGATTGTAAGAAAGCATTTGAATATCTTGATAGCTTTGACCAGATAGTTATATCCTTTGATATGGATAAGCAAGGAAGAGAAGCAAGTGAGAAGGTAGCCCAACTCTTTTCACCTAACAAGTGTAAGGTCATGCACATGGAACATAAAGATGCTAACGAATATCTCAAGATGAATAAACGTGAGCAGTTCTCAAGAGCATGGTGGAATGCAAAGACTTATACTCCTGCAGGTATAGTAAACTTAAAAGAGTTAAAGGATACTTTGTTTGAAGAAGAGTATTGTGAGACTGTACTATTTCCTTGGGCTAAACTTAATGAGAAGACCTATGGTATGCGTACTGGTGAGCTGATTACTTTAACATCAGGTGCAGGTATGGGTAAGAGTTCTATCATGCGTGAGTTGATGCATCATATGTTAAAGAATACAAAAGATAATGTAGGTATCCTAGCACTAGAAGAGAACACAAAGAACACAGCATTTAATATTATGTCTGTTGAAGCTAATGCAAGACTCTATATTAATGAGATACGTAAGAAGTATAGTCAAGACAAATTAGATAAATGGTTTGATGATACTATAGGTACTGGTAGGTTCTTTGCCTTTGACCATTTTGGTTCTACATCTAATGATGAGATACTTGCAAGGGTTAGGTTCATGGCACAAGCATTGGATTGCAAGTGGATATTCCTAGACCATCTCTCTATCCTAGTATCAGGTCAGGAAGAAGGAGATGAAAGAAAATCTATTGATGTACTGATGACTAAGCTACGTTCATTAGTAGAGCAGACAGGTGTAGGATTACTATTAGTATCCCATCTACGTAGACCTTCAGGTGATGCAGGACATGAGAATGGTAAAGAGATTACTCTCTCACATCTACGTGGCTCTGCATCTATAGCACATCTATCTGATAGTGTGATAGGATTAGAACGTAATCAACAAGCAGATGATGAGGTAGCTTCTAACACTACCACCATACGTATTCTAAAGAATAGATATACTGGTGAGACAGGTGTAGCTACACATCTTTACTATGATAAAGAGACTGGTCGTATGAAAGAGATTGACAATCCTTACGAAATAGATAATAACAATGGAGAGGAGGCACCATTTTAATGTGGAAACATTATTGTCATACAGAACAAGAAGAGTTAGAAGTAGGTAATGGTGAAGAGTGTAACTGGTGTGGACTAGATGCTGAAGCTGTCTCTATAGATGGTTTTGATAAAGCTATTATAGGAAAAGGAGAACAATTTAATTCATCACCTTTACTTGTCTATTCTTATAGTAGGATATGTAAGATACTAAGAGAAAGAGATGGTATGTCTTGGGAAGAAGCAGATGAATATGCTCAGTTTAATATTACTAATGTATGGGTAGGTGATAGAACTCCCATGATATTATATAATGAGTATTGGTATGATTGGAAAGATGATGAGAGCAATAGTTGATATAGAAACAGACAGCTTGAATGCAACTAAGGTTCATTGTATTGTGGCTAAAGACATAGACTCAGGGAGGGTTTATCCTTTTCCTCCAGACTTGGTAACTGAGTTCAAGTCTTGGGCACAAGGTGTCAAGCAATTTATTATGCATAATGGTTTATCTTTTGATGCACCTGTGTGTAATAGATTGCTAGGTACTAACATTAAACCTGATCAAGTTTTAGATACACTTGTATTGTCTCAGTTGTTTTATCCTATACGTGATGGTCATTCTTTAAAAGCATGGGGAGAGAGACTAGGCTTTCCTAAAGGAGATGTTGATACCTTTGAAGTGTACACACCAGACATGTTAGAGTATTGTAAACAAGATGTTAATATAACACATCAGTTATTAAATGAGATGAAGAAAGAAGGAAAAAACTTTTCACCTTATTCTATTAAGATAGAACATGATGTAAGAGTTATAGTAAACAAACAAGAACGTAATGGTTTTTATTTAGACATGAAAAAAACTATGAACTTATTAAATCTTTTACAAGATGAAGCAACTGAATTAGTTACGTGGTCTGTTAAACATTTTGATCCTACTGTAGTAGAGTTAGTAACAAAAACAAAATACATACCATTTAATATAGGTTCAAGACAACAGATAGCAGATAGATTATCTAAAATAGGATGGAAACCTAAACAACATACAGATAAAGGTAATATCATTATTAATGAAGCTGTATTAGATACAATAGATATGCCTGAAGCAAGAAAGTTCTCTAGGTATTTTCTATTACAGAAACGTATAGCACAAATTAAGTCATGGATAAAAGCATGTGATGATAATGATGGTAGAGTACATGGTAGAGTAATGACACTTAAAACTATTACTGGTCGTATGTCTCACAACTCTCCTAACATGGCACAAATACCTGCAGTACGTTCACCTTATGGTAAAGAGTGTAGAGATTGTTGGACAGTAGAAGATACCTCTACTCATTCTATTGTAGGTACTGATGCTAGTGGATTAGAGTTAAGATGTTTAGCTCACTACATGAATGATACTACATTTACAGACATACTATTAACAGGTGATATACATACACACAACATGAAGATGGCAGGTCTAACTGATAGAGACCAGGCAAAGACTTTTATATATGCCTTTATGTATGGAGCAGGTGCTGCTAAAATAGGAAAGATAGTAGGAGAAGGTGCTAAAGAAGGACAAAGATTAATAGATAATTTCTTATCAAGTATGACAGCTTTAAAAAGAGTACGTGATGGTGTAACTAAAGCATCAGCTAAAGGAAAGATTAAAGGTATAGATGGTAGATTACTACATATACGTAGTGCACATAGTGCATTGAATACTTTATTACAAGGAGCAGGAGCAGTTGTATGTAAGATATGGCTTATTAATATAATGACAAGAGTAAGAACACTAGGGCTTGATGCTAAACTTGTAGCTAGTATTCATGATGAGTATCAGTTTGAAGTTCTAAACACAGATGTTAAAAAGTTTGGACAGATAACTAAAGATGCTATGAAAGATACAGAGAAAGAGCTACACATGAAGTGTCCTCTTGATAGTGAATGGAAGGTAGGTAAGACATGGGCAGAGACACACTAAACGAACAGTTAATATTATTTCCATACGAGAAAGATATTGTTTATGATTTGGAAACAGATACCAGAGAATGCAAAGACTGTAAAAAAACTTTACCATTTAAGAACTTTCCAATTAAAAGTTTTATGACTGATAATTTGGGAATATTATCAAGAGTTTGTAAGAGTTGCGAATCAAAAAGAAATTCAAAGTATAAGCAAAGAAGAAGGGAAGTTAAACTTCCTGAAGAAAATTACTGTTGTCCTGTATGTTTAAGAAATGAAAAACAATTAAAAACAAATAAAATAGTTGTAGATGTTTCTACTTATAAACCTAGAGAACATAAATCTAAAAGAAAAAATGTGTGGTGTTTAGATCACGATCATATAACAGGTAAGATTAGAGGGTGGTTATGTAACTCCTGCAATGTTTCTAAAGGAAGTATAGGAGATGATTTAGAATCAGCAGAAAGATTAGTAAAATATTATAAAGGAGAATAACATGGAAGTTAAAGAATTTAAAGGAAGAAAAGATCATGCTCAGTATATAACAAGAGGTATACAGGTAGAAAATAACTTTATAAAGACTGTTAAAGAGCATGGATATACAGTTGAGATAGCTGATGATAACACTAACATATATAAACATATAGATTTATATCTTACTAAAGATAACAAGACAGTTAGTGTAGAT